TTATCTCTATGGACTCTGTAGAGCCTAACTGATGCCAAGATACTCTTACACTTGTACAAGCTGTGAGAGCACGATAGAAGCCTCTCATGGAATAAATGAGAGGCTTTCTTATTGTGAAGCTTGTAAAACTGATACTCTTAAAAAAAACTTATCAATTCCAAATATAACTAAACAGCCAGATATCAATAATTTGACTAATCGTAAAAATGGTGATATAGTTAAAGAGAAGATCGAAGAATATAGAAAAGATCTTAAAGAACAAAAACAACAATTAAAAGACAGGAACCTATGATTACATTAAGTATTATACTTGTTTTATCAATAGCTATAAACTTTCTTCTTGGATGGTATGTAGTCAAACTATTACAAAAGATTAGGATTTTTACTGAAGGTATATTTGATATAGTTGAAAAACTAAATCTATTAGGTGGTCATTTAGAAACAATCCATCAATTAGAAATGTTTTATGGTGAACCAGTATTACAAAATATGATTAAACATCTAAAAGTTATGGTAGCTGATATTAAAATATTTAGAGATTCATTTGTTATCGCAGAAGACCAAGAACAAGAGGAAGTAATTAATGAAGAAAAATCAGAATAATTACTTCAGTCAAATACATGAAGACGCAATAGTTAGATATGCTATTTCAACTGATCAAAGAGAAAGAACTGAACTATACATTAAGTTTATAGAACCTGCTTTTAATGAAATGGTTGATAAAATAGTATTTACATATAAGTTTACAACTCTCCCAAATATAGAAGAGCTTAGAGACGAATGTAAGATTTGGCTTACCACAATATTGGATAAGTTTGATCCTAAATCTGGCTCTAAGGCTTTTTCATATTTTTCAGTTATTACTAAAAATTGGTTTATTCATAAAGTTAAGAAAACAGCAGAGCAAATAAAGCGGGAAGTTGGATTAGAAGATATAACAGACGCCAAAAGCCATGACGTACTAATAATACATCATGAATATTTTACAAACAGAGAACAAGAAGAATTTTGGAGAGAATTTTGGTATGAAATAAACAGTTGGGAACACGTTGAAATGAAACCCAACGAAAGAAGAGTGGTCGAAGCAATAAAGATACTTATGCAAGACCCAGATGGTATAGAAATATTTAATAAGAAAGCTATTTATCTTTACATAAGAGAAATTACAGGTCTTAATACCAAACAAATTGTAACAAATCTACAAAAAGTAAGAACAAGATATTTAGAATTTAAAGGCGATTGGGATAACGGAGCAATATAATGCCAAAAGACGTAAGTTATATAAAGGTTCCATCAATTAGTTATGTTACAGTTGATTTAAATTCACTTAAACAAACTTCATCTCCTATTGCTACTGGTTCTGCCACAAACACTACCTCTTCTACAACTGAAGTTGCTGTCGATAATGCACCAGAAGCACCAACAGGAGGAGGAATACGTTTTGAATTTGGCTCACCTATAACAACGACAGGTTCATTTGATGGTTCAATACCTTCCTCAAGAACAACATCAGAATTTGAAACATTTTAACTAATTACATTATGGACAAAGTAGATAAATATATAAAAAAAGTAATAACTAATATTGAAGAAGATCGTGAGGTAACAAACGAACTTCTTAAAGATGTTATGGGATATATTGGAAAAGATGCTTCTAATCATGCTTCTGTTGGTCATGTTGCCGCCAAATACGTTGAATCATTACAACGTTCAAATGAGCAATTAGTAAAACTAGTAACTCTTATGGCTAAAAAACAAGATAATCTTTATGGAGATTTAGACGACGACGATAAGCGAAACATATATGATAGCTTATCAAAGGAAGATTAATGGCAGAGAAAAAACCACCAAATTTTCTATTAATACAGTCTAATCCGTTAAATACTGATGGTCCTATCACTTTATTTGATCAATTAAAACCCCCATCAGTTTATGATATATTACCTATGGTTATAGGTAATTATGGTACACCAAATTATTTAAAAACTGATACTCTATTTGTTAGAGTAGTAAAAACATTTGATAAATCTCAGCCAAGACCTGGGAGTGTTCCAGATATGGAATCTAGAAATAATTTTGATACTCCAAAACCTATTCAACACTGTATGGCTATAGCTAATGATGTATATGGTACATTTGCTCCATTACCGACAGAAGTTGGTAATGAAATAACAGATGTAAAAAATAAAAATATAATAAAACAATCTGTATATTGTTATGATAGTATTGGTTTGTTAAAAAGTGGGTTAAAAGTAGGAGATAAAATACCAGTTCAGTTTGTTACTCCAACGGAAGCTAAAATAGTAGGAGATGTTGTCTCAAATGAAATAGTTTCACAAGAAGGAGATAATACTGGCAATAATGGTGATGGTGACGGTACTACAGTTGGTGACTCTAACCAAAATACTTCCCCTACGGGAGATTTACAAGGGGGCAATTCTGATAGTAGCGTTAATTGTAAAACTTCTAATTTTTTAACAACTTATGTACCAAAACCATTAATATTTGAAAATGATATATGTGGTAATGATAAACAAAATAGTTTAGATAATACAATTGTATATAAAACTGAAAAATGTAAAACTGGTGTATTACCAAATGGTCAAACTGTCTCTTTACATTCTAAATTTTTTGATCAAGTAGCTGGTTTGATTACAGATCTTCAAAATGATCCAGAAATTATATCTTCTGGTTATAAAATAGTTATAAGTAGTGGTTATAGAACTTTAAATGGTCAAAAATATGCTAGAAGGTTAAATTGTCCAGAAGCAGTAGCTAAAGGTGCAACAGAACAAGAATTGTATTATGATAAATGGAAAGATTTGTTAGCAAAGTATAAATGTAAAGGACCAGAAGCTAGTCCAGCAGTAAGAACCACTTCTCATTTAACTGGTATGGCTGTTGATATTTTATTAGATTTTAATGGAAAATTTAGTCAAGCTGAGGAAGGCAAACCTTGTTTTAAATATGTAAGAGAAAATTGTTTAATTTATAAAAAAATAAGTCAGTATGCCACAAAACATAAATTAATCAATTATCGTAAAGAACCTTGGCACTGGAGCACTGATGGACACTAATAAAAAAAGTAATGATGTTTCTGGTTTAAATTCTAATTCTTCTAATAAACTTAAAACAGCAACAGCAAAAACTCTAGCTGCACAAGGTGGGATCGGTAATATCCCAAAAAAAGAACCAGAATTATCTTTTTTCAAAACTCAAAATGAATATGTTATTAAAAATCCTAATTCTGATTCTTATATAACGCTTGGCAAGGATAGGCCAGCAGGCAAATATAGTGGATATGGTGGTTCTGGCGATACAAAATGCTCTAGTATAGATTTAGTTGTTGGCAGAATATCGCCTGTAGCAGTAGAAGAAACAGATAATGGACAGTTAATATACGCTGATAATAACCTAACTTTAGATGCAGCAAGAATCTATATATCACAGAAAACTGATATAGACGAAAATTTTAAGTTAACGAATGGTTCTATCGGAAACTCTAAAGCTAAATCAGCCATAGGCTTAAAAGCAGATGGGATTAGAATAATAGCTAGAGAAGGTATAAAGTTAGTTACTAAAACAGATTTTGCTAATGCTGCTGGTGCTGAGATTAATGAAAATAATGGAATAGAAATAATAGCTCTTAATGATACTGGAAACTTACAACCTATGTTGCTTGGTCAAAATACTGTTGATTGCTTAACTGAATTAATAGATGAAGTTGACAGGTTACAGAACAGAATTGAATATTTTATTGAAGAACAACAAAAATTTAATGATGCCGTTTCTCAGCATACGCATAATAGTCCTTTTTTTGGTATTCCTACTTTACCAAGTCCAAATTTAATTATAAACAACATGGCCTTAACTTTAAATAAAGTTTTAAATGTTACAGTACCTTATTATTTTCAAAAAATAAACTTTAATGGTATAAAAACAAAATATTTAAGTAATGGTGATAAAGCTATTAAAAGCAAATACAATAAGGTTAACTAATTAAAATAAATGGCTACTCATTTTGTTAACTCACAATCTTCAGTTAATTTATATAAAGATATTTCTTTAAATTCACAAATATTATTTGTATTATCACCATTAACAGAATTTACAGTTTTAGAAGAATACTTAGGTATTAATTGCTCATTTCATAAGGTTAAATATCAAGAAACAGACTGTTATATTGAATTACAATATGTTTCTAGATTATCAACGACACCAGAATCGGCACCATTTGTTTGTGTACAAAATTTAAGCAACAATTCTTATGTAGAACCAAGTTGGTATAACTTGAGTGAAAGTGAGCCATACTTCAATTCAAACACTAAAGAATACTGCATAACAATAACAGCATCAGAATCAAAAATAGGAAATAGAGCAGAATTATATAAAAATGCTAAAACAAAAGCAATTCAAAAATTATTTGAATATTATAATAAAAGTTCAACTGAAGAATCAGTTTCTTTATACAACTCTTATTATATTTTTGCAGAAGTTAAAGATGTTTACGTTCCATTTAGACCATTAGCAAGAACAAAAATTTTAGTAGCAATAAAACAAAAATATTTCGATGCTGTAGAACAATTACCAGAACAGGATATAGCAAATAGTTTATCATCTATAGAAGATGCTAATTACATAATATCAATACCCTTTAATGAGTTTGAATCTGAATTGAATAAGTTGTCTTCTGCTTTAAAATTATATGATTTTGATATCTTTATATCTAATAGTAAGGTTGGGTTCAGATTTGGCTCTCAAGCTAATGAATTTTATGATACGTCTGATAAGATTTTGAATGAACTTTCATTAAAAGAAAAAGCGGAAAAAATTATTGTTTTTCATGATTTGGTAATAAACCATTTAAAACAGAACTCAATACAAGTATCTAATCAAGATTTTTTAAATAAAACTAATATTGAATTTGTTATAAATGATAGATGTAATAAAATTTATAGTATTGCATTTAATAAAAATGGAACATGTAAAATTCCATCTTTAGGACTTAAAGATTTTCTTGAAAAAGATCCCATAAACGACGAAACTGTTGTTAATTTTATTAAAAATTATAAAACAATAAATTCATTAGATAAATGTAAAGTATCTTGGATTAATTTTGTTGAACGATTTGTTTATCCAAAAGTTTTAGTAAAAGAATTTAGTTTAAATGATTTAATCAAAAATTATCAAAAAGGTGATTATCAAGCATTTAAAGATTTTATTAATTTATTTAATTCTATTAACCAAGAAGATATGGGAAATCCAACTAAAACTATTAAAGAAATTGATGAACTTGAAGCAAAAATGGCTGATTTTAAAGCTAGTACAGCATTTTCACTTGCTAGGGAAAGTTTATTATCTAGGACTACCTATGTTGGTGACAACACTTTTAATCCAAATGGTTTTGAGCAATCATTAAAACAGTTATATTTACTTAATGATAATTCTAGTGATAATATAGAAGATAAAATTGAAAAGGCTGATAAAAAAGCAGAAGAATTTGTATTAGTTAAAATATATGAATTTCTAAATAAATTAGGTCTTTGTAAACTTGTCGATGTTACATTAGGTTGTTTAGCTAATAATATTAATGATTTTGTAGATATTGATTTAGAAGCAACATTTACTATGGGAACAATTAAATCTTTGGATACAGACGAATTGCTAAACAAAGTAATACCAGCTTTACCAAAAGATCAACAACAAATATTCTATAATGCTTTATTGCTAAACAACTCTTATATAAACAGTAGAAGCTTGCTATATCAATTAAAATCTACTTTACCCGCAGATCAATATATTTCACTTAACTTAGAAAGTGCAAGTTACGAAGATATAGCAGCAGTAACCGCACAACTTATGTCCACAGGTACTTAAAATGTCTTCAGTATGTTACGAATTACCACAAGAATCAGAAAACGCACTTGCTATTCAGTTAAGAGAAAAAATACTTAATAAAATAGAAAAAGCAAAATCTCAAGATGAATTAAAAGAAATAATTATCAATATTTTAGCGGAAAATGATGATCAATTAGATATTGAGCAAGTTCAAGTTAATGGCGATATTTTAGGTGGTATAGAAAAATACCTAGCCTGCACAATTCAAGAAAATCAAGATAACTTAAATAATGTTCAGATTGAAGTTGGCGAAGTTCTTAAAAAAGCTATTGATTTGATTTGTAATCCTCCAAGTTTTCAAATTCCTTATCCATATCCAGTTATAGATATTAGTGCTGGATTTAGCGATAAGATTTTGGTTGCAATATTAAGATTAGCTATTAAGATTATTTTATCAATACTTAAAAAACTTCTTTCTTTATTAGTTGAAATTTGCGCTACAGGTCTTTCTGTTTTGAATGGATATGGTAGTGCTTCCTTTGCAGATATTATAAAGCAATCTGTTGGTGACAATTTATCAACTAGTTTCATTAATGATGTATTTAAAGCTTTTGGTGTAAATGCAAACGGAAGCCCAGCAGAAATAGTTGTAAGCGATCCAGAATCTTGTACTGATACTCCAGTTGATCCAGACACGATATCAAATTTAAAAACAACTATGCAATTTTTAGATGATTTGTCGTTCATGTTAACACCAGTAGAAATATGTGGTTTGTTTAACAATAGAGGAACAGACCAAGCTTTTAAAGTTGTTGAAGAGATATTGAATTTTGAATACCCAGCATTAAAAATTAGATTAAACAGTAGAGATAAGATAGCTGGCTTGTTTAAAACTTTAGGTGTTAAAAATGATCCATCTATTTGTGAATTAATTGAGAATAATGCTGAAACAGTTTTGGCAAGGCCAGATATTTGCTTTACTAGTGATACAAACCAACTAAGAGAAAAATTACTTAAAGATAAAGGTCTTACAAACGATGAAGTAGCAGAGCAATTACAAAAAGAAAGAAATAGAAATAAAGCAAACTTAGAAAAGATTGCCCAACTAGCTTCTCAAATTAGAGATAATCCAAACAAAATATTAGGTGAACAACCACAAATATTTTGTAAACAAGGAAAGCCTGGAATTGTTACTTTAGACCAAATGCCTTCCTTAAAATCTAGTATAAATTCTTCTTTAGATACAACTTTTAATGTTTATGCCTCAACATTAGATAAAAATTTAAAATCATTTCCAAGCACCGTTGTTTCAACTAGTAAAGTAGAAAATACTGTTAATCCAGTTATACCAAAATTCATAACTATTAATTCTATTGATAAAGAAGGTAGACCTATAACTATTGAAAACGGATTAAACCCAGAATTTATACAACGAACAACTTCTGGAGAGTTTGAACTTTCTAATGTAGAAGGTAATACTAGTGAAACTGAATTACTTCGCTATTATGATACTAGGTTTTCTGCTTCTGTTAGAAATGGTGATTCAATAAACATTCAAGCATTACTAAGTGAAATAGATATTAAAAATTTTGATTATAATAATGTTTACATTAAAAATTATAAAACAAACGAAAAACTATTAAAAGATGTTGTTGAATCTGTATCTATGGAAAACATAGAAGATTATTTAAAAATAGATTTAGATAATCTTAGTATAAATTTTGAATTACCATCTAAAATAGGCGAAGGATTACAAATGGTTTCAATTTACCCAATAGGTAGCACATCATGACAAGTATAGTCGAGAAAGCAATCGGTAGTAAATTTTATGTTGTAAAAACAGACTCTTATTATCAACCAGTTACAGTATCAAACGATATTGAAGTTACACCAAACATAAACCAACTTGATTCATTTAAAAAATTAGTACCAAAAGATTCCGATATAGTACCAGCGTCAGTAAAAGCATCTACTGGTTTTGTTTTAGAAGACTTTTATAAAAATTTATATTTTCGTGTTTATAAAAACATAACAAAAATATTTTTTAATAGTAGCACAGATAGTATATTTAATAAGTCTAAAGAAGAATTGGGAATAGATTATAGTGGTTTAGATATCCTGCGTAGCTTAGATATGTCTGGTATTGTAGACGTTCAGCAACTAAAAGATGAAGTATTTAATACTTTTATGAACGATCCTTGCTTGGCTGTTGATGCAGAACCAGATCCAGAAATGCACCCATTAAGATTACAGATAGTTAAGGGAAATTATTATTTATCTTGTAGAACTCATATACTTGATTTTCACCTTAGAAATTTATTAACTATTTCTATTTTTGATAATAATCAATTTTATCAAAATGATACTTCATACATAAATTATATTTATGATACATACATACAGAGATTAGCTTCAACATCAGTGGAGTATTTTACAAGTATTAAAGATTTACTATATAAAGAATTGTTAAAAATTATTGATAGTGGTATAGAATTAATAAATCCAATAACTAACAAACCAATTCAAATAGTAGATAATAAAGAGCTTGATTCTTTAAGTTATTTACGATATTTGTTTGATAATCAATTTATTTTTATGATGAATGAATTTAATTCCTTTTTTTCTCAAGAAATAAAAATTAGTAATAATACAATTAAACTATCTAACCTAGAGAAGATACAAAATTATTTTATAAATAATATTTTTCAAACCAAATCTGTAGTTGAATCACCTATAAATTCTATATCTTTATTATATAATTTTATTCCAAGTGGTTCTAAAACAAATGTTAACTTATCTTTGATTATAAAATCTAATGTAACAACAGAATATTTATCATTAGTGGAAACATCTACGTTATTAGAAGGCTCATACAATAATGTAGATCAATTGCCACAAGAGTTAGATTCTATATTAAAACAATCTATAATTAATAGCACAGCTTTTAATTTATTATTTAATTATATATTTCCTCTTAATAAGATATTAAATTTTTCAAGTATAACACAGATTGTTTTATGTTCTAAAACAAATCAAAATGTAAATATAAATTTTAAACCAGCAATAAAGACTTTAGAAACAATACATAATGCTGCTATCGGTGATGCTGAAAAAACAAATTGTCAAGTTTCTGATTTAAATTTTAGTTTTGGTTTTGATGTTGAGATACTTAAATTTATAGCTCAAGCACCTATCCAAATAATTAAAGGATTAGAAGAGACATTTGATCCAAATATCGCTATAGCATCTAAACTTAAATTAGCAGCAGAATCACTAGGAGCACCAGACGTAAGTATTATACCTTACTCAGCACCTTTGTTGATTCCACCTCCATTTGGACCAGCAATTCCTTTAATACCTCCTTGGGGTTATATTTATTGGGGAATTAGTGCTGGCGAAGCAGCTCAAAGTTGGTCAAATGGGTTTAAAGTTGGTGGTATACCAGATTTCAGTGGTTCCTTCCAAAAGAAAAATCCTTTCAAACCTTTGTGTTAAAATAATAATAAAGCCCTATTTATTTTATGGCTTATTCCGCTGCGTTACCTTTAGTAAATGATCCAAACGATGGTTATGTTATGATCAAAACCATCGAAACACTTGCTAAACAAAATTTAAAGATGCTTTTGTATACAGAACCAAGTGAAAGAGTTTTTGACTCTAATTTTGGTGTTGGTATAAAAAGATTTTTATTTGAGCAAAATTTACAAATTACTTATGAAGATATAAAACAAAGAATCAACAATCAAGTAAGAACTTATCTTCCTTACATAACAATACAAAAAATTAATTTTTATAATAGTTTTGATGGTGAGCAAAAATCAGAAGAAACAAATAATTTAAAAATAGAAATATTCTTTTCTGTTGAAGGTTTAACTAACGTCAACAGAATACTTTTAGGTTAAAGGACTAATTACGTTAATGAACAAAAAGTCACCAGTCGTAAGATACACAGCGAGAGAATTTAACTCAATAAAAAATGAGTTAGTTGAATATTCAAAAAGATATTACCCAGAAACTTATAGTGACTTTAATAAAGCTTCATTTGGTTCTTTGGTTTTAGACACTGTTAGTTATGTTGGCGATGTTTTATCGTTTTATTTAGATTATCAATTTAATGAAAGTATGATAAATACAGCAGTTGAGTTTGATAATATATTAAAAATATCAAAACAACTTGGCTATAAATATTCACCAAAAAGCACCGCTTATGGTTTTGTTACTTTGTATGTATCAGTTCCAGCAGATAGTAGTGGTTTAGGACCAGATACAAATTATCTCCCAATACTTAGAAAAGGAAGTACCTTTGGTTCAAGTGGTGGACAATTATTTACGTTATTTCAAGATGTTGATTTTTCTCAATCAACAAATGAAATAGTTGTGGCACAGGTAGATAACACAACAGGTGTTCCAACTAGTTATGCTGTAAAAACCGTAGGTATAGTTCAGTCTGGTTTTTATACACAAAAACAAATTCAAATTGGCGAATATGAAAGATTTAAAAAAGTTGATTTAGATGATAATAACGTTTTAGAAATTATATCTGTTTTTGATACACAAGGTAATGAATATTTTGAAGTAGAAAATCTTTCTCAAGATGTAATCTATAGACAAATATCAAATAATAATTTTATTTCTGATGGTGTTGCATCTATATTAAAACCATTCCCAGTACCAAGAAGGTTTACAGTTGACAGAACTAGAACAACAACAACTTTACAATTTGGATATGGTTCTGAAAATTCTGACACTAATGCAAATTCAATAGAACCAGCAGAAAACGTAATTCAGTTACACTCTAGAAATTATTATACAGATGTATCGTTTGACCCAACAAATTTAATAAAAACAGATAAATTTGGAATTGCACCATCAAATACCTTTTTAACAATAACTTATAGAAAGGCAAATCCAAATATTTCAAATGCTTCTGCTGGAACAGTTACACAACCAAAAAGTCTCGTACTTAAATTTAATAATTTAGATGTTACCTCACAGTCACTTAGAAACGCTGTCCAAGGTAGTTTAGAAGTTAATAACGAAGAACCACTAAACGGTGAAATTCGCTTAGATGAAGTAGAAGAAATAAGAAATAATGCTATAAATTTTTATGCTACTCAAAATAGAGCAGTTTCGTTATTAGATTATCAAGCAATTATATATGCTATGCCTTCTACTTTTGGTAAAATTAAAAAATGTTTTATTACACAAGATCAGAATTCTTTTAAAAGAAATATAAACATTTATGTTATTTCTATTGATAATTTATCTAATTTAACAACTGCAAATTCTATTCTTAAATCAAATTTAAAAACTTGGATTTCAAGATATAAAATGATAAATGACACGATTGATATATTAGATGCCAGAATAGTTAACTTTGGAATAGATTTTAATATAACTGTTGATAGTGCTTACGATAGGACTGAGATCTTGAACAAAGCATTATTACAACTACAATTGTTGTTTACAAACACTAAAATGGAAATAGGAGAATCTATTTCTATAGCAAATATCTATAATACTTTAAATAAAATAAATGGAGTTATAGATACTACAAAAGTAACAGTAAATCAAAAATTTGGTGGTGTTTATTCCTCAAATGTTATTGATTTAAATAGTTTAGCTACTTTTGATGGAAAATATATAAATTGCCCAAAGAATGTTGTTTATGAAGTTAAATATCCATCTTTAGATATTAAAGGAACTGTATCATAATGGCTATAAAACGTTACTTACCTAATGCTGATACAACAATATCTAATGCTTTTAAATCCAATTTAGTTACAAGAGGTGTTAGTGGAAACATGGGGCAATCTGATATACTAGAAGTGTTCAGTATTTATGGGCAAGCAAATGCCTTATCTTCTGAGCTGTCCCGTGTTCTTATTCAATTCCCTATAAGCGATATAGTAACAGATAGAACAAATGGTTTAATACCTGCTTCTGGTTCTGTTTCTTGGTTCCTTAAGCTTTATAATGCCAAACATGGTCAAACTCTTCCAAAAGATTATACCATGACTATTTCAGCCGTTTCTTCTTTGTGGAATGAAGGATATGGTTTGGATATGGAAGAATATAGTGATATAGGATATGCCAACTGGAATATTGCTTCATCATCCTCTTCTGGCACCTCTAGTTGGGCTTCTGCTGGTGGTGATTATCATACCTCTCCTACTGCTTCGTATTTCTTCTCAAATGGTACAGAAGACCTTATAGTGGACGTAAGCCCTATAGTAGAACAGTGGATAGCGGGTACTAAATCTAACTACGGATTTGGTGTAAAACTTTCATCAAGTCACGAACAAGCTGCACAATCATTTTACACCAAAAAGTTCTTTGCTAGAGGAACAGAATTTTTCTTTAAGAAGCCAACTCTAGAAGCTCGTTGGAATTCTGTTCGTCGCGATAATAGAGGTTATTTCTTTGCTTCTAGTTCATTAGCTTCAGCAGCAGATAATCTTAATACAATTTACCTTTATAATGTAGTGAGAGGACAACTTAAAAACATTCCAGCAGTAGGAACAGGTAATATCTATGTTAAAGTATATACCGATTCTTCTGGAAGCACTACAATTACATCAACACCAAATAATCCTGTAACTGGTGGATGGGTATCAACAGGAATTTATTCAGCTTCATTTGCCCTAAACACAACAGCAACTGAAGTTTTTGATAGATGGTTCGACTCTACCTTAACAACTTGTTTCCATACTGGTTCAATAGACGTTTATAATTTAGATTCGCAAGATTATAATCCAACAAATAGATATGTTGTTTCTTGCACAAATCTTAAATCAATTTATTATCCAGAAGAACAAGCAAGGTTTCGTTTCTTTACTCGCAAAAAAGATTGGTCACCCACTATTTATACTGTAGCAACAAGCTTCATACCATCGGAGATAATAGAAAGCGCATCATACAAATTAGTAAGAGTATCAGACAACCTAGAAGTTATACCATACGGAACAGGTTCTCTACTACATACTGGACTTTCTTATGATGTATCTGGAAGTTATTTTGATTTGGATATGAATTTACTAGAGACAAATTATTCTTACCAGATTAAATTAAGTTTCTATGATGGTGCGACAAATAGTTGGAAAGAACAACCAGAAACCTTCAAATTTAGAGTAGAAAAGAATGAGCCTTAAAGACCTATTTCAAGTCAAAAAAGTATTACCACCAGTTTCAAACGAACAAATTGCTGAGGAAGTAGAATCAGTTGAATTAATTGATTCTTATTCTAAGGATAAAGAAAGAATTGAATTTGCTGTTGATTATTCAGCACCTTCTAATTTTGCTGTATTTGGATCTGCCGAAAAGTATTATAACGATTCTATTGAGAGAATATATTCTCAATATCCTTATGATGGTTCTAAAAAAGAAAAATTAGATTGGTATAATTCATCTTCTTTATTGGATATATGGTTTTATGAAAACGCTTATCCAAAGACAACTGGTTACGCTATATTTTCTCCTTCTGGTTGGTCCTCAAGAATAGGGTCACAAGTATCTGGTTACGGAGAGCCAACTGCAAAAGAATATATAGTAATTAAAGGTGGTCCAAATACTAATTCTGGTGCCACGCTTAAATCAAAATTTTTAGATAGTTCTAATCAAGATCCAAAATCAAATGTTTATGATGTTTCTAACAATAGAAATAATAATTTACAATATAACTTAAATAATGGTTTAACATTAGAATTCTGGTTTAATAAAACATCTTTTGTCACATCTAGTACAGAAAAAGAAGTAATTTTTGATCTATGGAACGGAGAATTATCTTCTAGTTCTGGTTATGGTCGCTTGACTCTTGAAATTTCTGGAACTACTGGTTCTCCATTTTACTTAACTGCTCAATCTGGTACTGCTGGTTTCTTTAGACAAAATGTTGGTTCTACACCAACAACTTCTTCTATTGTTTCTGGATGGAACCACTATGCTGTGTCACTAGTAAATTCATCTAGCGCAGTACAAGCTAAATTCTATATAAACGGCAACCTTGATTCAACCCAAAATCTTGGCTCTTCTATTAATGATATAAATGGTTCTTTAATTGCTAATATTGGTGCTTTGAGAACTGCTCCATCTGGAACTAGTGGTGTCTCACTTGGTTGGGGTAAACTTTCTGGTTCTATTGATGATTTTAGATTCTGGAAGACTCAAAGAAATTCAAGAGAAATAGGAAGAAATTGGTGGGGTTCTGTAGGTGGAGGAACTAATACAGACGATTCTAATACTGATTTAGGATTTTATTATAAATTTAACGAAGGTATAACAACAACTTCTTCTATTGACTCAATTGTATTGGATTACTCTGGTCGTGTTTCAAATGGTACTTGGGTTGGTTATTCAGCAGATTCTAGAAATACTGGATCTGCCTTAACAAACGAAGAACAAGATCCAATTATATATTCTACACACCCAGAAGTAGTAACAGTATCAGAAGAATATCAAGTAATAGGTCAAGATTACGACAGAACTAATCCAAACGCTATGTATTACTCTTTCCCAGATTGGATAGTAGAGGAAGATGTAAATAGTGAACTTCTTAACTTAACTCAAATAGCATCATCGTATTTAGATACATTATACTTACAAATTAAGTATTTTACTTCAATAAAAGATAGATACAACAATATTCAAATTGATGAAAAACCATTTCCATTTTCAAAAACATTATTAGAATCAACTGGTTTGGTTGCTCCTAGTTTGTTTGTAGATGCAAAAATATTTGAAGAAGTTCTTTCACAAGATAATGAAAGAAAATTTGAAGATAAACTAGATGAAATAAAAAACGTAATATATCAAAATATATACTCAAATCTTACTGATATATTAAAATCAAAAGGAACAGAAAAAGCATTTAGAAATATGCTTCACTGTTTTGGTGTTGACGAAAGCTTAGTAAATATAAACATATATTCAAATAATAACTTTTTAAAAGTAAAAGATAATTTATTAGATACCACATTAGCTAAAAAAGTAGTTAACTTTAACGACCCAGATAGATTTAATAGTTCAATTTATCAATACAAAATTTCAAGCAATCCTACTTCTTATTCTTATATAACTTCTTCGACTTCTCTGCAATATCTTCCATTTACCGCTGAGGTTGAGGTTGTATTTCCAAAGAAATTAGTTTCATCGCAACCAAATTATTTTAATACTTTGTTTGTTGAAACATCCATATTTGGAGCACACACACCCGTTTTAGATCCAAATGATTTAACATGGGATTCTAACGATAAATTTAATTTTCAAGTATATGCTATAAGAAATGCTATAGAAAGCAGTGATGTTAAATTTGCTTTATCATCATCTAATTCTTCTATACCTCTATTAACTTCATCTTTGTATACGGATGTATATAACAACGAAAAATGGAATTTTGCTGTAAGGTTTTATCCAAATAAATTAATTAATCTAAGTAATGTTTCTGGGACAACCGATACAACTTATACAATAGAGTTTTATGGTATTAATAGTGATGGTGGAGTAGTAAAGAATGAATTCTTGCTAACTTCATCATTATCTAACGCAGATGGTACTAATATTGCTAAACAATCTAGAAGATTTTATCTAGGTGCTGAGCATACAAACTTTACAAGTTCAGTAATCAGACAAACAGATCTAAAACTATCTTCATTACGTTACTGGTCCACTTACTTATCAAATGAAGAAATTAAAAATCATTCATTTAATCCAAATAATTATGGTGTTGAGTCTACATATGAAAATGCCTACTTTAATAAGATAAATAATCTTAACATACCTAAAATAGATACGTTAATGATTGATTGGTCTTTTGCTACTGTAACTGGCTCAGACTCTGGTGTTTTAGTTGGTTCAAATGACGGAAAGTTTACATTTAACAACTACTTGTCTGGTAACTTAAATTATTCTAAATATAATTCTAATTTTAATAATTTAAAGAAATATGAATATACTGGTAGAGGAGATTTTCTACCACAAAATAATACAGATTTTATAAACACTCAATACAATTATTCATCAAAACTTACTGATTTTGAAAATCTTAATGCTTCAAACTTAATAAATGTTTTAGGTTCAGAAGATCAAAATATTTTTACCAAACAAACAAGACCTATAAATTATTATTATAGCTTTGAAAAGAGTATGTACAGAACCATAAGTGAAGAAATGCTTAATATGTTTAGTACAATACTTGACTTTAATAATTTAGTAGGCGATCCAGTTAATAAATACCGTAAAGATTATAAATCATTAGGTAAATTAAGACAACTTTTCTTTGAAAGAGTAAAGAATGAACCAGATTTAGATAAATATTTAGATTTCTATAAATGGATTGATTCTGCTGTTGGTAAATTATTGTTTCAATTAGCTCCAGCTTCAGCAGATACTAGTGAAGGTTTATTAAATGTAATTGAAAGTCATACATTAGAAAGAAATAAACATCAGTTTAAATTTCCAACTATGGAATTTAAAGTTCCTGTTTTGGAAGCTGGTGCTCAATCAATTAATCGTCATTTTTATAATTGGAGAATTGGTTATCATCCATTAAGTAATGATGAATCTGATAACACTTTATATTGGAACGAAAGAGCAGAACGAGATGTAACTCCAATTTCATCTTCAAATAGTGATGTAAATGCTTCAAGAAAACAATTATTAAATGTTAGTTTACAAGCTCTTAATCGTTCGTTTACAACACCATATCGTTTAAAACTTGATGAAAGCAAAGCAGTACAAGGTGGTGTAAATTTTAGTAATAACAAAAATCTTGAATTTGCTACAGTCGCTCTTACTCCTCATGGTCCTATGGATACTGATAGTGTAATCAACGTTCCAGCTAATTATCTTTTTGCTGGTATACCAAGCACTTCATCATTACTACAAGATTGTAATGATGTTCTTGATCCAATTAAAAAAGTTAAATATTATTTCACAACTGTTCATGGTAGAGATTATCTTTCTTCTTCGCTTGGTTACGGAGAAATATTAAGTTCTAAAATTGCTTTACCAGCTAATTTTATAAGTGGAACAGTAACTTCTGGTTATCAATCACAAGTAGCTAGTGAGTTTATGAATGGAGTTATAATAACTAACATTCACAACGATACTTACGGTTCAAGAAACGAAGTACCAGTTCAAGGTCCATTCACAAACCAGTGGGTTGGTGGTCGTCAATCAAGACACGTTGCACTAAATCAAGGCACCGATACCTACACAACTCGTCCAGAAGCTTGGAAAATACTTTTGGGTACTGGAAGCTTTTCTGGTCCTTATCAAGCAGCTATAGGCTTTGTAGGGGCCGATTACCCTTATCCAGAAGGCAATCCAGATAGTCCATCATATCCAGTTCGTGCTCACAAAAGAGCAACTTATTTAAGAGAAGAAACAGCCAAAAGACCAGTAAATATAAAGAATATTCGTTCTTCTACTGGTTCAATTGACCTTGGTAATTATGAAAAGAATTATCAAGTTGTTCATACTGTTGGAGCAACTACAAATAATAGAGAACTTCTTGATGCTGAAAACCCAACAATAAATACTGAACTTGCTGGAATCATAAGAACAAACGTAACTAATGGTAAAGTTGATTTTACTCTTCCAACAAGACAAAAATCAGAAACCGTTATAAGAAACAAATTCTCTGCTCCTGGCGATTATAGAACAAATTCAAGAGGTTATCTTAATAGATATGCTGAAGAATTATCACCATATAACGTTAATGGATTTAGAAATCGTCAAGTAATTGGTGATGGAAGAAGAAATGGAGAATCATTAAATAACGATAAAACACAATACCCAGAAATAATAGTTGGAGCAACAGGAGATTTTAATACTCTCCAAGCCAAATCATCCCTATTTGGTGGTTATCAAACTGGTTCTGCTACAGTTCCATCCATACACAAAGTAAATAAAAATCCACTAACAACAGTAGATTACTCTGGTGATACTTCGACCCAAATAACAAAAGATAATGATAATGGTTTCTTTACCCATCAAATACCACAAAACGATGCTGGTTATGCTTGGATTAGAGCTTCTGTTCCAACTTCTTCATTAGCTTATTATGGTTATCTAGATAATCAAATATCTAATGGTTCTTACATAACAGTTCCATCTGGCTCTACTTCTGTAATAAAAACATTAGATAGCATAAGTGCTTCTGAATTTGGAAGTTATTTAAGTTCTTCAGATGTAGTTAGAGACTATATCCCTACTTTTCCATTTATTGGAGATACAACACAAAATGTTAGAATTTTAGGTGAAGATAAACTTGTTTCTGGTTCATCTGGTTTTATTCCTACAGATTTTGTTGGTTTAAACATTCATTTGCTTAACTATCCAACTTATACAACGTTAGACTTTCTAACAAATATAGATTTGTTAAATGAAACTAATAATGCTGGTGAGCGTTTTGAACCTTTTACGAATTTGTATTATGGATATGAAAGTATTTTTGGTGGGCTTTTAAATTTTGGAAATGATACGTTATATTTTAATAATCAATATGTTTATTCCGAAAATGATTGGCGAGAAGCATTAATAAACTCTGGTTATTTCAGAGTTATTAATAACTTTTATGGTGCATTTAACTCTCTAATTCTTAATAGAAATGGACCATATGGATATACAACTTTTAAACAAGTTAGAAATTCATACCATCCAGTAGTTCGTAAACAAAATCAAGATAATTATATAACCCTATACAAAAATAATAATTTTATTATTGAAAAGGAACCAGTTGTTTATTATAACAAACCAAATAGAGTAAGGTTTAAAGATGTTGTAAATAATAAAGAATTAAGATTTTTACATACATTAAATAACTTAAAACAAAGTTTTGAAAATATTAATTTATTTAATAATATTACAATTGAAGAAAATAAAACATTTTACGATTTAATGTTAAAATTATTATTGAATAATTCACAATATAAATTATTAAGTTATGAACTAAATACTAGCATTTTTCCAGTAAAAAATTTACAATCAACAAATATTATAAATACTTATTTTGATGATTATTACGAAACAGCAGGATATTGGAGAGATTTGAGAAAAGATAGAGATAATTGGAATATGGACAATTGGTATTTAAATTCTGAATTATCTAGTAGTGATTCAGATATTGGGTTGTTACAAACAGTAGGTAACGTAGTACATGGTGGGAATCTTAACAACATATCTAAATATGTTCTTTATTCATATAAACAAATGTTATCATCTAAACATAGTTATATGTCTATAAATAATACAAATAGAACCTTAAGTTTACCATCGTTAAATATTGATAATGGGTTGTTAGGTGGTACGGAGCCTTGGATCGTTGGTCAGCAAGCTAACAAAAATCCTTATTATAATTCTTATAAAGATTGGCTTGAACAAATAAACAAATCAAAATACAAGAATTATTCAATATTACCACAATACATAATATCATCAGATTCAATTATAAGTAATGTATTAAATAATAAATTAAACGATGATCTAACAAACGAACTTAAATTAGCTACGGCTTACCAAACTGAAACAACTAACCAAGTACAAACATACTCTGACACTAATTTTGTTAAAGATGTTGAGATTATTAATAACGATCTTATTGATACGTCAAATAAAATTAAACTATCATTAAATTGCGATTCAATTATTAAATTTAACCCAACGCCAGATGGAGAATTGTATCCGCAAAATAGAAGTTATTTAATAGCTAATCAATTTAGAACTTCTACAGATCAGTATTACACCAGATGGAGAAATAGTAAAGGTATTACATCAAATACAAATGGTTTTAGAAGAAATATAACTACTCCTTTAGTTTCTCCAGGTGTATTATATAATACTATAAAATCTGGTATTGCTGTTGACTATCCTGTTATGACTGGTAGTTTACAAATTACGCAAAGTCAGTTTGACGCATCTTCACAAATAGACTATCAAATTAATAATAATTCTTTTGATAAAAGAATTCCTTTTGAAGCATTATTGAAGCCAGAAGTTTATTTAAATATTGATTTAATTTATAGCGATTCACATCCATCATCAAGTGCAAATGTTACTTCATCTTGGACAGGACAATATGAAAGTGATTTATATAAATTAAACATCAATAATTTCTTAGCAGAATCAATTAATTTCTTTTTGGCTGATAATAGATTAACAACTTTATACTCTAAACCAGAAAATGAATTTAGCATAGTCGAGCCAGGAAAATGTTATAGAGCTTTAGTAAAAATATACAAGTCTTCTAATGGCGTTGATGTTACTGATTATTTGTATTATAATACAAGCTCTTATACTTCATATAGAAAACCTCAATATCCAAGAACCAATACGGTTGAAACTATAAATATGTATAGTAGACCATCTGGCTTTGGTCCAGCTTGTGCAGGTGGCGTTTCTGGTTCGAGTATTTATACAAACAACATAATAGATTCTACAAACGGATATTATGCTCCTTACACTCCTCCTTACTATGATGGAGAAGGTTGGGCGTTATTAACATTTACACCAACTGGTTCAACACCATACAAGCCAACTTTACAAGAAATATTTAACAATTTACAAATTAAATATTTAAGATATGAAGTTGTAGAATCAGAGCTAGGAACTGGTGGTCCTCAAGGCAAAGGAAACTTAAACGCAAATGCTATGCAAGTTAGTGCTTCGCTTAACTTGCTAAATTTAGTAAATCTAAATCAAATAGCACAAAATATAACAGATGCTACTACCACTTCTGATGTTTCAAAAGCTTGGGCAATTCAAACCAAATTTGAAACACCAATATTACATTTTGATACCGAATATGCTGTAGGATATGCAACTGGCTCTACTCAAGTTCCTTATGGAACAGCAGGTATGTGGCACCAATATGGTTCAATTCCAACAGAAACACAAGGAATTTACTTACAAATAACTGACGTACCAGAAGATTTTTCTAGATACGGAAAAGAATATGATTACAGAACAGCAGCAGATACTTCAACAAGAGATCCATCTTTAACTGGTTCTCTAGCTGATATCGTTGGGTTCAGCAAGTCTCCTTCTAAACTTGGAAAAATTGCTTCATCAAGAGAAATTAAAGAAGCTGTTGTAGCAATTCCGTATATTGAAGAAAATAATTCCAAACGTTATATCAAACTTAACGATAATGCTGTTAGATATTTAAGAAAACAATACTTTGGTTTAAGTCAAGATATCGAACAAGTAGAAACTGATATTGCTTTAAGTGTTAGTGATACAATTAAAAAGCAATTTACTACTATGAAAGATTATGTTTTCCCACCAAATTTTGACTTTATTAATAATTTGAATATTGATCCAATAGCTATGTATATCTTTGAATTTAAATATACATTATCACAACAAGATCTAGCAGATATTTGGCAGGGAGTATTACCAGATATAGGTTATAAATTTGAAGAACAAACATCTGTTATTACACACGAATTAAATGAAAATGAATTAATTGATAAATCAAATCTTAATGAAAAACTTAAATTCTTTGTGTTTAAGGTCAAACAAAAAGCAAAGAATAATTATTTTGAAAGACTTGTATCTTCAATCCAAGAAAAAGATAGTAAGAAACTTAATACATTACAAAAAGTCAATAGAACAGATGGTATTGATTTTTCACAAATTGATCAAGATCTTACCTATTCCTACAATTGGCCTTACGACTTTTTCTCTCTCATAGAACTCGCCAAGATTGATGCTAAAGTTGAATATATTAACGAAGAAGAAAATACAATTAAAGATCTATCTTCTAAATCATTAAAAGCTTTAACAAATAACTCTAAAAAAGTTGAAGTTGATATTGCCGAAGCTCAAGCAAATGTAAGAAACAACGTCAAACCACTAGAGAGAGCTACTACGTTACAACAAGCAGCTAAAATAAAACAACAACTTTCTAACGTTGCCACTACACAAAAACAAACTTTAAACAAAGCCACAACTAAAAAAGTTGGTAAAGTAGAGAATGTAGAAGGTGCAGTTTCAACCACGCTACAAACAAATACAATTCAAAATAATTTGAACTCTACAATTCAACAGAATGGAATTGTAGCGGAACAAGCAGAAGTATTAGCAACTGAAGCAGCTTCAACTATCAGAACCACTACATCATTAACAACAGCTTCTAGAACTACAGAATCTACAACAACACAAGCTCAACAAGTTTCTTCAAATAGAGATAATACTGATGCTGTTGGTTCTCGTTCTTCTGCCTCAACTACAACAAATGTATCTACATCTAGCAGAGTAAACCCTCAGACGATTACTACCGCTACAACAACCAACAATTCAAGTGTAACAAAAACAACAACCAGAAAAATTAGGAGATAAAAATGTCTTTCTTTGATTCAAAAGAAGAAGTAATAAATATAGAACTAACAAGCTATGGTAAATTTTTGTTATCAAAAGGAATAATGAAACCAGTTTACTATTCCTTTCACGATGAAGACATTTTATATGATGCTAGGTATGCTAGTTTTTCAGAAACACCCTCAGTTGCCGAAGTAAGAATACAGGAACAAACACCATATCTTAAAACTTTATATAGCTTTAAATCTCCAGAAATAAATTTACAAAAAGCTATAGACCAAGAAAATTATTTAGAAAGTATTCAAAATTTAAGTGATTACAACGTTGAATATTTTGATAATTCAATTGGTAACTCTACTATATCAAATTTATATGTTCCTTCTTGGAATATCAGAAGCTTGTCAGTTAATTTTAGTTCTATTGAAACAACGTTTGGAGATAATTTAAAAATACCACAACTTAATTGTTTTCTAACTTCTTCAATATATAAAGTTAATCAAAGTGATCTAGAAAGTAATGAACGATTACAAACAATTTTAGACATAGACAATACAATATTTTTAGAAGATAGAACTGCTTATATAACTAACTATGATGAATTTGTTTTAAAGATTGAAGAAGAAAACGTAGATGTTGATATTGATAAATTTGATATTGAAGTTTATAGAGTAGATACTGATGCAAGTGGTATAGAAAGTTATGTTTTAATGAAATTTGTTAAAGAAATTAAATATGTTGATGATAATAATATTCTTACAACAATTAAAAGAAATACTGTAAGTTATAATATTGATGAAAATTATTGTGAAAAATATTTAGATTTTAAATTTGACAAAGATATTGATACTGATGTTGCTTGTAATTACATAATTAAATCTGTTAAAGATCAAGATCAAATTTTTGATACCATAGATATTTGTAATAATGTTTCATCAAGATACTCTACAAATGATCTTTACAAGATAATTATAGATAACGCAACAGGAAAGAACTGTTAATGATTATAACTGTTACAGGCAACAATTCAAAATTACCAAAAGTATATATAACTAAAGCAATATTACAAAATGATAGTATTTCTATTAGCTTAGATATAGAAGAAGGTACCGAGTCTGGTGTAAATAATTTTTCTAATAATGATTATTTTGAGTATTTAAAGTTTGATATTGTACTTTTTGGTACTTCTATTATTGCTTCTAATACAGTTCAAATTAATGAATTACCAGCAACAATTAGATTATCTTTTACAGACATAGATACAAGCGGTTTGTTATCTATAAACATAAGAACTTATTTTGAATCTGATAGATATGTCTCAGACAACAATATTACTGATCGATCATTAGTAAGTTTAGTTTATAATATTTTAGGTTCTTCGGTAGTTATAGATTACCCCGTATTAGATTCTAATGGTGATTTATATTTTAATCTTTTAGATGTAAATGGTGACACTGTAGCATCAGTTGTAAGCGATTATAGAAGCGTTACAGAATTAGAAAATCTAAATTTGATAAGTCCATCATCGATCAGAGAAGACAAACCAAAATATTTTAATTTTGTTAAAAGCGATGTAGTAGGAACAAAAGTAAATAACTTTGTTAGTTTTAATTACAGAAAATTTTTACAAAACAATTCTTTTTTTAGTTCAAGCGATTTTGAAAATTATAATATACAAATAACTATTTCTAATTCTCTAAAGAGTTTAGAAAATTTAATTATAAATAATAATAAATTTTTATCAAGTTCAATTAATACAAAACTTATTAGTAAGTCAAACGAAACAATATTGTTTTATTTTGAAGATAACAGCGTAACAGATGTAGAAGAATATATAACAACTTATAGTTTTCAAGTTTCTTATGTTGATGAAGATTTTTCTACATTTTATAATTTAAATGATAGAACTGGTACATTTTTTGAGGTTTACGAACAATATTATCAATTTAAAAATATTATATTTTTAGCTCAAACTTTTGCCGACTATCCAACTAATCCTAATATAAAAGAACCATTTTATTTAGATACAACAACTGATAGATTTACTAATGAATTTGTAAGCTTTTGTGAGAGAACACAAATTGATTCAAAAAAAATAATTAATGGTAGAATTTCTACAATTAAAATTCCCTTTGATTTACGATCAATAATTGAAAATATAATTTCTAAAGTTATAAACCTATTTTTAAGCGCAGAAGATCAAATTTCATCGGAAACTATAAACAAAATAGTTTCATGCTTACAATTTGATGTTTCTACTTTTAGCTTATATATGTCATTCTTTAAAACTATTGATCAAATTTTCTTAGATCTTCAGACAAATCAATTAAACAAAATTAATTTAGTTACAAAATTTTATACTAAAAATTATAATATAAAAGAAAAGGTAAATACATCTTTCTTTTTAATTGATGATATAAATAATAATAGCATACCTAAATTACAAATAAGTAAAATGCAAGACATAATAAACAGATATAATACAACTACAAATACAGTTAGACCAAAGTTTATTTCTAATAACAAAGAAAAAAATGAAATTACAGATAATTTAGAATTTGATTCAACAACCTTTAGTCATATTTCTTCATTTGCAAAAGCACTACAAGATAATAAAAAATTAAATTTATCAACTCAATTAATAACAGAAGAATCGTATTTAGAAAAATTAGGTGTAACATTATCTGTTGGTTATTTAGAAAGTTCTAATACAATTACTTCTTTTGATAAAACAGAAACGTTTAGAACTAATCTAGCTTCTACAGCCAAAAAAGGATTGAAATCTAATAGTCTTACTTTACAAGATATTTCTAAAGCAGATCAGAATATAAAAAGTAAAATAAAACAAACTAATCAATTTTCTCACGCTTTGAATTTTTCAAAATTTAAAGAAAAAGCAACCAAAGAAGAAATGACTCCAAAATTATATTTATTTTATTATAATGAAGAGGTAGATGGCTATTGGTCAAAACTAACAAAATTAACTACATTAATGGATAATATGTTGATAAAAATAGAAAAAGACTTAGAAGAAGAAAATATATTTACAAAAGCTGAAGTTTCTTCTAAAAATGTTCCTCTAGAGAATAGTTATTTCATAATAACAGAGAAATAGGATATAAATGGCTATAAAAAATAAATTGGTTCTTTCCACATTAGTAAATCAAAATAACAAATATACAATTACCTCATTCTCTGAGCTAGATAATTATCTATCTTCTAATAAGAATAATTTGGAATCTGATGTAATTGTTAGGACAACCGCAATTTCTTTAATAAAAAATACATATTCATTATTGGGAATATCAGATCCAATCTTATCAATAACCAGTAGATATTATAAAGATGATGGATCTGGTACTTTAATAAACAATAACGGACAAAATAATCCTTTTAATTTTTACAATATTGTAATAAATTCTTCAAACAATTTAATTAATTTATTATTGGTAATAACTGAGTTTAAAACATTTTATAGTGTATATCTACCACAGATTTCTTTAGATATAGGCTCTAACTCTAGATTAGAAGATGTAATAGCTACTTTATTTGTTGATGCTATGGCAGATCAATTATTAACAGTTGGGCAATTAAACTATTCTGTGTATAGTACAAATATGTTATCTGATAGAACTACAAGTTTTGACACTTCAAATTATTTAATAGAATCAAATTATAATTTTTATTCTAAACCTTACGAAGAATATTTTTCTGGTAGCGAAAGTTACTTACCAGTAATGCCAAATTATTATTCTTTACATGACGCTGTAAAAACAGAAAATTTATCCTTTGGAAATTATTATTTAACTTTATATGGTAAAGTTCCAACTTCTCCAAGAAATCGATTTAAAAATTTAGCAAATAATAAATATTATGATGATTTTGGTAGTATAGTACAAGCGTCTAGTAGCGCGGTAGATATTACTAACATAAAAAGAAACAATAGTATTTTTTTAATAGATACAATTATTGATCAGACAACAATAGGAAATGAAGATTTTCCTTATTCAAATAAGATAGCCTTTTCCAATAATATTGAAAGAAGTGGATTTGATGATTTATTAATAAATAAAAACTTACATACATTAGGTTTAAGTAATTTTATATTTCACTCCACAGCATCAATAGGTGTTCAATATGTAAAAGAACAAACTAATGAATTGGTAATTTATAGTGATACAGGAGGTTATCGAGACTCAAGTGGTAGAAGATATAATACAGTACCAAACAAAATTATTCTATTTGAAAATCAAATAGTTTCTGTAGATTACAATAATATTTATTCTGTTAGTTCTACTGGAGGCTTTGTATTCAACGGATTTAATACAAACTTATCACCATTTGCAGAAATTTTTACTACAAGAATTAATCACAATTCTGACAGAACTAGTTTGTTTACTTATGTAGAATTATTAAATGAGTTAAATAACTTATATATTGATTATGTAAATTACAACACGATATATAATCTAGAAGAACTTCAGAAAGTTACAACATTAGGATATGTAATAGAAAAGAAAAACTCAAACGGAGTTCTTTTACAATCTATTTACATACCAAAAAATAATAATAATTTAGATATAGATTATCTAGATACTCAAATACCTTACGATATTGACATTACATACGATGTTTATTCCCTAGATGTAACTCCAACATTAAATTATCAATTTACAAATATCGAGAGAATAAGTAGTAGACTACTGACTGTTAATGTTCCCATAACTTTAGCACCAAAAGTTACAAAAAATCTTTTATTCAACAAAGTATTTAAGTTAACGGATAATCCACCAGTTCCACCAATAATTAATTTTATTACTTATCAGAGTATAACTGATTTATTAACTTTAAATATTACTACTCAAATTAGTGAATTACTTGAAACACCAATAAATATTTTACAAAATGATCAACAAATATTTAATAACATTTATAATTATAAAAATAGAACAGACGGAAAAATATTATTCAAAACAAACGATCCATTAAAAACTATACAAATTTTTATAATTGCTAATACAAAACCAACATCATATACAGATTTTCAAAATGTTCAACCAATTGATGTTTCTATGAACAATACTTTTTCTAAGTCTATTAATCTTCAAATAAGACCAAATACTAAATATTATATACTTTGTAGATCTATTGACACGCATGGATTAATTTCTAATCCAACACCAATTTACGAAGTAGAAATAGTTTCCGATGGTGGGGCAGTGTATCCATTAATTAATTCTGTAAATTTTGATACAAATAAAAATTATGATGTTAAAAGATCATTTAAGAAATATTTACATATAAAACCTGCTACGCAATATACACAACTAATAACTAATGAAATGAATGAACCACAACTTGGTATTCAAGATCAAAAATTGTGGGGACAAAAATATAAAATTAGAGTAAGTTCAAAGAAAAGTGGTAAAAGTTTTGATATTAATTTAACATATAATAAAAAAGAGCAAGATCTTACATAAGGCACTATTTACTGGAGAGGTAATAAGTTATGGCGTTTTTAGATAATAGCGGAGATATAATATTAGATGCTGTTTTAACCGATACTGGTCGTTTAAGATTAGCACAAGGTAATGGAAGTTTTAAAATTACTCAATTTGCTTTTGGTGATGATGAAATAAATTATGGTTTATATAATAAAAATCATCCATCTGGATCAGCTTATTACGATTTAGATATTTTACAAACTCCTGTATTTGAAGCTTTTACTAATAATGCTTCTTCTATGAAATTTCAACTTATTTCAAACGTTAATACACAATTACTTTATTTACCAGTAATGAAATTAAATACAGTTGATACAGAAGGAACATCATTTTTTTCTAATGCATCTCTTTCTAATACATATTTATTACCTACGCCAGCAGATTATAGAAATCTTAGTTCTTCTGCTGGTGTTCTTAACAGTTCACCAAACAGCTTTGATAAAAAAATAGTTATAGACCAAGGTTTAGATTCTAATGAAACTGACAAAACAAGATTACTATCTAGTGTTGATTCAAGTTTAACAGAAACAACCTTTTTAATAGAACTCAATAATAATTTTGTAACTCTTGTTGATACTTTAGGTAATGATATCCCATTATCATATGTAGATGATGATGGGATAGCAACCTACAGTGTTTCATATAGAGAAGGTTCTACAAACGTTGTAAGTCTTTTAACCGCTGATACTAGCGGAGATGCTGGCTCTAGTACATTATTAAATGGAACTAGAGATAAAAGAGTTTCATTTAAATTAAAACTAAAAACAGATTTAACTATTAATAATTCTTTGTATGAAAGATTTGGTGGAACTACAACAATTATTACATCAAACGATTATTATTATATAGATACGTTTGTAACAGTTAAAGGTGCTACAGTAGGTACTCAAATAACAATACCAATTAAAATTGTTAAATCAGTTTGATAAATAAAAAAGGATATAAAAATGTCATTTAAAACTTTCACTTCAGCAGATATAGCTTCAACAAGAACTTTATTACATGAAGTCATACCTTTAACTGGTACAGTAGTTTCTGGAACTTATGCAGATAATAATATTAAAAATTATACTCACGGTATGTTTCAATCTGTTTATGACTATCCTTATTTAAGTTCATCAGCCAATCATATTCTTGATTTAACAATTGGTTATTCTCCAATATCAGCTTTATCAAGTTCTTCTGCTACTCAAAACAATAAAAAGATTAATATATATAACCAAATGGCTCAAGTTTTGATGGGATTTGATGTTACTGGTAGTATACAAAAATTTGATCAAGATGGAAATATTTCTACTGCTGGTACGAAACTTAATGAATGTGTTTTCTTTTCATTTTCTAGATTGTTAACTAAAGATGAAATTAAAAAAGGCTCTTTTACTTTACAATTTTTAACTGGTGGCGCAAACACTTCTCCAAGTGATTTAAAAACAATAAGCGATTATGGAGCAACAAACGATTATAGAACAAATAGCCCCGCAGGAGAATTTGGTATTCTTTATACTTCATCAGCTACACCAAATACAAATAGTGGTGTTGGTTTGGTTTATTATCAAGCTGGTATTGCTGTTTTGACTGCTTCTATCTTTAATGGTAAATTTGGACCAAGATCAGATACCTCAACTGCCACAGGATCAATAAATACTTATTTCCAAACTGGTTCTATTTCTGGATCGGCAGATGGTCTTAGAAACAGATTATATAATATTCAATTTAATAACTCAACAGAGTTAAATTCATCAATATATTTCTGTAGAGCAAATCATAATGAATTTAATTATTCATCTAACCCAACTTATTTAAGTAGTGGTAAGATTACAGTTAAAAATATTTCTACTGATGCTCCAGTTTCATACATAACCACAATTGGTTTGTATGGTGCAGATCAATCGCTTTTGGCTGTAGCTAAATTAAGTGAGCCATTAAAGAAATCTGTAGATAATGAATTGACTGTAAGAGTTAGATTAGATTACTAATTGAAATGCTATGTCTTTACAAAAAATAAAACAAAACGAACTTTTTATTAATCAAGTAGAATTTAATCCAAAAGTAAGTTTATTTATTTATAATGGAAAGTCATACTTAAATAATCAATCAGAAGTATCTGGTGCGTTTACAAACAATATTGGAAATGTACCAGTTGGCAGCATTAATTTATATGAAGAAAACGTTGACAGAAATGTTATTTCAACTGGTTTAATCTACCCTTTTATTTCTAAGAATAGTTCCCTTGCATCTTTCAAAACTATAAGTACAACTTCATTTAATAGTGATTTTAGTTACGGAGATATTATTACAGGTAGTTATCCTTTAAGTGCTTCAATAACTAGAGATTATTATTCTAGTGGAGAAAGTAGAGATAAAGTTACAGCATTACAAAATACTTTAAACTATTATAATAAATTATCACAATTTTATTTGTATTCATCTTCTTTTGGAGATAAATCAACAATACCTCTTAATTTAATAAGTATACCATCAATATTCTATGGAAACAATATTGAAAAAGGAACAATTAAATTAGATTTTTATATTTCTGGTACTTTAATTGGTACACTTGAAGATAAAAAAAGAAATGGTGAATTGATTCAAACTTCTCCAAGTGGTTCTAATGGTTCTGGCTCCGTTGCTGGAGTTATTTTATATACTGAAGGATTCATAATCTTAACAGGAAGCTGGGAATTAGAGACTGGTGTAACAAGAAATTACTTAAATGATATAACAAATCAAGTAACATCTTCTTGGTTAACTTTTGGAACTGGTCTTGGTAATGAATCTTTTACTGATGGTATGATTCCATCTTCTAGTTTTAGTATGCAGTTCAAAGGTTCAAATAAAGTTCCTATAATGACGATGTTTCTACATGCTAAAAGAGGAGAGTTAAATAACTCAACAAATCCAACTTTTATTTCTTATGGCAGCAATATAGTTCCACTAACTAGCTCAAATTCATATTATGAAAGCAATACTTTACAACCTTCTAATGTTGTTTCAAGTTCATATGATACTGAACCTTATTTAGAGAAAACTACATTTATTTCATCAATTAAGTTGTATGATGAAAATAAAAATGTTATAGGTATAGCTAAACTTGCTAAACCAGTAAGAAAAACTCAAGATAGAGATTTAACTTTCAAATTAAAATTAGATCTATAAGGAATAGATGGAAAAACCAATTTGTGTATTGGGACTAGATGTTAGTAGTTCCAAGATAGGCATAGCCGTATTAGATGAAAAGAAAAACATATTAACCTCTGAAGTATTAAAGTTATCTTCTGATCTTTCATTAGAAGAAAGAGGTTTAATGTTAGAGAATAAATTAATTAAATTAAATAAACATTATTATATTGATGATGTTTTTATTGAAGAACCTTTCATAGCTTTTGGTGGTGGTAAAACAACCGCTCACACTATGGCTACTCTTCAAAGATTTAATGGAATGTGTTCTTATATTGTATTTAAAGTTTTTGAATTAGAACCTGTAATGGTTTCTGTTAGATCCGCAAGAACTAAATTAGGAATCAAGATACCAAAAGGAACGAAGAAGGGCGATTCTAAGAAGTTCATTATTGAGTATGTTGAGAAGAACCATCCAGATTTTCAGTATAACATGACCGCCCACGGAAATCCAGCACCAGGAACAGACGACAGAGCAGATGCGATTGTTATAGCTTTGTATGGCTTGACTTTAGAACCAAGTTGATATAAGGTTGAGGCATGAACAAAACCTCACTACTTTCTACTGCCCTTGGAGAATATCGCCGTTCTGGTGATGAACTCCTATTCTTTTGTCCATTTTGTCAGCACCACAAGCGTAAACTTTCCGTAAATCTAAAATCAAACAATTATAAGTGTTGGGTTTGCGATGAACGTGGAAAGAATATTCGTCGCTTACTAAAGTCACGCTTAACACAATCCCAGCTTTACGAGTGGGATAAAATCAATAATGTTGTTGATTTATCGCAACTTGATGAAGATATCTTCCAAGAACAAATTAAAATTCTTGAAGAAGTGATCCAACTGCCAGAAGAATTTACTTCTCTCGCAAATAAAAATCTTCCATTAAGTTCAAAGTTCCCCATGAAATATCTTAAGGATCGTGGATTTACAAAAGAAGATATTGTAATGTGGAAAGCTGGTTATTGTGCTTCTGGCGAGTATAGTGGAAGAATTATTATCCCATCTTTTAACGAGAATGGTGATGTTAATTATTTTGTTGCTCGTTCATATACAGACAGTTTTCCAAAATATATGAATCCCAAAGTTTCAAAAGATATTGTTTTTAATGAACTCTATTTGGATTGGGATAGCGATATTGTTTTGGTTGAGGGAGTGTTTGATGCGATGAAAGCACAAAACGCAATTCCTCTTCTTGGATCAACTCTTAATCAACAATCAAATCTATTTAAGAAGATTGTTTACTATGAACCAAACATTTATATCGCATTAGATCCAGACGCAGAGAAGAAAGCATCACATCTTATCGAGAATCTTATTCAGTATGATTTAAATTTGTTTAAGATTGATGTTGGAGGATTTGGTGATGTTGGTGAAATGACCAAACAACAATTTCTTGAAGCAAAAGCAAAAGCTCAACCAATTGGAGACGATTGGGTATTAGAGAAAGGATTGCTTGCTATTTAGTCCATTTGACGTTACATTCTTGGAGAGGTGACCATGAAGTTCGCGCATATTGCTGACACACACATTAAAAACTTAAAGTATCATACCGAATACAAAACAGTTTTTAATAAAATGTATGAAACTTTACTAAATGAAAAAGTTGATTACATTATTCACTGTGGCGATATAGCACATACAAAAACTCAAATCTCACCAGAGTTTGTTGAAATGGCAGCAGATTTTTTTATTAATCTCGCCGCTATTGCTCCAACTTATATTATTCTTGGTAATCACGATGGTAACTTAACAAACGACAATCGACAAGACGCATTAAGTCCTATTGTAAACGCTCTTGGAATTGAGAATTTACATCTTTTAAAGAAGTCGGGCGAGACAAAACTAAAAGATAATTTTTCTCTTAATGTTCTTTCTGTCTTTGATGAAGAAGGTTGGGTAAAACCATCTGATCCAAACGCAATTAATATTGCTCTTTATCATGGCTCTATCAGCGGAGTTAGAACTGATACAGGGTTTATTCTTGAACATGCAGACCACGATATCTCTATTTTTGATGGTCATGACTATGCTTTTCTTGGTGATATCCACAAGACAAATCAAATCCTTGATAATGATGGAAAGATTAGATACCCAGGTTCTACTCTACAACAAAATCATGGTGAGACAAATGATAAGGGATTTCTTATTTGGAATATTCAAGACAAGCTCTCATTTGACTGCCAGCACGTTCTAATTCCAAATCCTAATCCTTTTATCACAGTAGAACTTGAAGAGAATGGAGAGCTTCCAGAGGGCGTTAGCGTGCCTCCTAATGCTCGTCTTCGTCTTCTATCAAGAAACAACCTACCAGCAGAAATGATGAAGAATGTTGGTGACGTAGCAAAAGAAAGATGGAAACCAGAAAGTGTTTCTTTTTTATCCAAGAACGTCGCCCGATCAAAAGAATTAAAGGAAGTTGTAGGTGGTATTGATAAAGACGATCTACGCAATCTAAAAGTTCAAGAGCAACTTATTGAAGAGTTCTTGGTAAATTATAAAGTTGAAAGAGAAATCCTTGATAAAGTTTTTGAGATTAACAAAAAGTATAATACAGAAGTAGAAGCAAAAGAAGAAGTTGCTCGTAATGTAAATTGGAATGTAAAGTCAATTGAATGGGATAATCTTTTTAATTATGGCGAGGGAAACAGAATTGATTTCTCAAACCTTAAAGGAATCGTAGGAATCTTTGGAAAGAATTATTCTGGTAAATCTTCTGTTATCGATAGTATCCTTTACACTCTTTTTAATACAACTTCCAAGAACGAAAAGAAAGTTTCTAACGTTATTAACACAGCAAAGAAAGGAGCAATTGGAAATCTTAAAATCTCAATTGGAGATAATGATTATGTGATTGCTCGTAGCTGTGATAAGAACATTAAGAAGAACGGTGGAGAAGAAACTAAAACAGAATTGAATTTCTTGTGCGATGGTGTTTCTATGAATGGTAATACAAGAGTAGAAACAGATCAAAACATCAAGAAACTCTTTGGAACTATGGATGATTTCTTACTAACCTCTATGTCCTCCCAGCTTGATTCACTTTCTTTTATTCGTGAGGGCTCAACAAAGCGTAAAGAGATCCTTGCTCGTTTCTTGGACCTTGAACTCTTTGATGCTAAAAATAAATTAGCAAAAGAAGAAAGCGCATCATTAAAAGCAATTATCAAAAAACTTGAAGTGATTGATTACGATACAGAAATTGCGAAAGCACTTGACGAACTTGATACCACAAACGAACTTGTAAGTCACAATAATTCTAACTCTGTAAAGATTTCACAAAACCTTGTAGAACTTCGTAATGAGATTTCTATTATTGAAGGACAACTAAAAAATAACAATACAGAAATAATTGATATTGATGCGACATTAGAACGTAAAATATATCTGGAACAAAGCCTAGATAAAGCTACAAAACAAAAGAATTCTAAACAAAATGATCTTGATAGTAAACAAACAGAGCTTGAAAATATCAAATCAATCATTACCAAAGATTATTCTAATATTGATGAATTAAAAGAAAAGAAAAAGCAAAAGAATATAGCCACTTCTAATCTTCAGCAAATTAACTTTGAACTACAATCAATTATAAAAGAAGAAACAGGACTTAAAAGTAAAACAGAACTTCTAACAAAAGTTCCATGTGATTCAAGATTCCCAAGTTGTATGTTCATCAAAGATGCGGTAGACGCTTCACCAAAACTAATTGAAACACAAGCTAAGAAGAAAAAGTTAGAAGATGATAAAGAAGCAACTTCAAATATACTTGAAAGTTACAAAGGCATCGATGAACAAATCAACAAATATGAAACCTATGTAAACGATGTTCACAAACTTGAAAAAGAAGAACTACAACTAAAAGTAGAAGTCGAGAAGATGAAAACGATCATTTCAAACATTAAAAAAGAAATGATTATTACAGAAGAAAAGATCGATAAATATAAAAAGAACGAAGAAACATTTAACAAAGCAACAGAGTTAAGAATTGATAAAACACAGAAAGAAAAAGAACTTAAACTGTTAGAAGAAGATTTCAAAAAGATTAATGAAGCAGTTACTAAATCTTATATGAAAATTGGTTCTCTAACTGAAAAGGTAGCTTTCCTTAAGGCAGATAAAAAAGAGTTAGAGAATTATAGAAATCAGTTTGCTGCTTACGATTATTTTATGAAAGCCACAAGCACAAATGGAATTTCATATGAGATTATCAAAAAGAAACTTCCAATTATTAACGAGGAGATTACAGCAATTCTTTCTAATGTTGTTGACTTTGATGTTTTCTTTGAGGACGATGGTTCAAAACTTAATATCAGTATTCAGCATCCAAATGGAGATTCAAGACCAATTGAAATGGGTTCGGGAGCAGAGAAATCTATTGCTGCTATGGCTATACGACTTTCTCTTCTACAAGTATCTAATCTACCAAAATCAAATTTGTTTATATTAGATGAACCAGGAACTGCTCTTGATAATGAAAATATGGAAGGGTTCATTAGAATTCTTGATATGATCAAAAATTATTATGATACTGTCCTTCTTATTTCTCACATGGATGCTTTAAAAGATGTGGCAGATCAAATAATAACTATTGATAATAAAGATGGATTCGCTTATATTACTATTTAATATATGACCTTCTTAATACAATATTGGAAATTAATAGCGGGAGCGGCATATATAATTGCTGTTCCCGTTTATTTTTATGTAACAGCTTCAAGCGCAAACAAAAATTTAGAGACAGCATTAGAAACTTCACAAGCATCAAATCAAAAACAAATTTCTATACTTAGAGAATCTTTAGAAGATCAAAGAGTAGCTTATGAAAAAATGTTTAATGAATACCAAGAAAAAATGAATGCTGCTCAAAAACAACACGAAACAGAATTGGCTAAAATAAAAAAAGCACAAGCTGATCAACAGTGGCAATTATCACAAAAATTTAAAGCTGACCCTGCTGCTGTTAACGAAGAATTAGAAAAAAGATTTGGATTAAAAAAATGATATTATTACTCGCATCATTAGCATTTGCTCAAGATTATGCCCCTATCAAAAAAGGGCAACCATCACCAATAGACGGAACAGTATTAACCGCAGAAGCTATGGCTACAATTATAGCTAAGGGTGATGCAGATATCGCAACTTGTAAAGAAGAAGCAAAGTTTGAATTGAAGAAACAACAAATTGAATGTGAATTAGATACACAAAAACTTGAGTATGATGTTGAATCAATCAAGAAAACCGATGAAGAAATACTTAAAGCAAAACAAGAAGAATTAGATAAAGTTTATAGTTTAGTTAAAAAACAAAATAGGAATCTAACACCTGTATGGATTGGAGTTGGATTTGCTGCTGGACTTGCTACTTCATACGGAACTATATATCTTTACGAAAATTTAACAAACGAGTAAGAAATGAAAAATAATTTATTTATATCTCAAGAATATGAGAATAAATTAATAAATTGGATTAAAAATAATATTAAAAATAGATCTTTTACTAATGAAAAAACCGCAATAGTTCAACTAAGTTATGAATATTCTGGTATTTTAGCGCAGAGATTGGCTCATTTGCTTTCAAATTATAATAGGCCATTAGATATAGAACCAATAAACATTCCATATAAAAATGAATTTAAAGTGTTTATTGAACCAAAGATTATGGACAGTTATGAAAAATTTATAATTGTTGACTCTGGTTGTCTATCTGGAAATAACTTTACTAATGTTTTAAACATATTTTTAGATTATGGTATTAAAAGAGAAAATATATTACTTGTTTGTGAAGGATGTGATCTTAACTCCAAAATAATGCCAGATATATGCCCTATACATTTTGATGGAACTACCGATATGATACATTTTTGGTGGGAAACAAAAACTAATAAATTTGAGTGATGTATGAAAGATCCAAATGAAATTGTAAAAATAGAAAAAGCCATAGCTCAAAAATATGGTGAAGACACAATTGCTAATCCAAAACACTACTGGAACGAAGATAAAGAAAAAGAATACGTAGAGCAATTAAAAGAATTATCAGTAATAGAAACAAAACAACAGGAAAAAGACCAAAAAATAAATATTGATGGTATTTTTATTTCTAAAAAACTACTTAATAAAGACAGTAAAAGAACCTGTCCAGTTTGTTCTATTTATTCTTTTGACACCAAAGACGATCTATATATGAATAGATACGAATGTTGCTTCAAGTGCTACGTTCAGTGGGTAGAAGGAAGAGAAGAAAGATGGAAAACAGGTTGGAGGCCAAATGAAAGTAACGTTAACAAGAAGTGAACTAAAACAAATAATCCAAGAAGAATGGGACAGAGCAGAAGCTTTGCAACAAGGTTCTCCAACTGATGGATACGATGAAACTGTCGAGGGACAAGACCCAGAACTTGATAATGAAGGATACATGACTAAATCACAATTATATAAGATTGGTGATGTAGCCCTAAAACTCCATGATATGTTAAAAGACGGTCAAAACTTACCAGAATGGGCACAATCAAAAGTAGCCCAAGTTTCACAAGCAATCGATGATGTTTACCATGCTATGGAATATGATACAAAAAGAGGAACTATATAATGGCTACAACCCTTGAAATTATACAAGGCATCGCACAAGCAGCTTCACATGCTTATGACGGTTCACACATAGCAAAATATAATGCTGATGGTGAAGAAAGAAAAATAGGTCTTCGCAGAGAAGAAGGCGATCCAATACTTGATTCAAGAGTTATTGATGGTTTCAAAGTTAAGTTCAAAGGCAACAAACTTTGTATTACTTACCAAAGTGAAATTTCTATGAAAGAAGTTCACAAAGGTGGAAAGTTTGAAAATGAAATGGAACAAGTTATGGCTGATATTGTTAAATTTTTAAAGAAAGAATATAAGACAATTACAAAGAATAGCTTGTCATTAAAACCACTTGGAGAGGTTGATATCTTTGTTCAACCAGTTTCAAGAACCAGAACAGACCTTAGAATGTATCAAGAGTTTGAAATTACTTCACTTGATAAGAAAGCAGTTATTTCTGTAGGACTTCCAAGCGAAGATACCACAAGAGACATAACAAAGAAATTCCTTGCTATGGGAAGAGAGAAGGCAAAGAAACCTTCAAACGTTACTAGACCAGAAGAAAAGAAAAAAGAATAAAATGAAATGGCTACAGCATACCGACTTACAAAAGAACAAATTAAATCCGAAATTGTAAAGTGTGCTAAAGATCCAATTTATTTTTTAAATACATACGCAAGAATTTCGGACACACAGAAAGGTCCAATACCTTTTAGAACTTTTGAATTTCAAGATGAAGTTTTAAAAGATATGAAGGACTATCGTTTCAACGTAGTTCTTAAAGCTCGTCAGTTAGGTCTTTCAACAATCGTAGCAGGTTATATAGCTTGGCTAATGTTGTTCCACAGAGATAAGAATGTTCTTATCTTGGCAACAAAATTACTTTCAGCATCAAACATGGTTAAGAAAGTTAAATATATTATTAAGAGTTTACCAGATTGGTTAATGATTGCTGATGTATCGATAGACAATAGAAATTCATTTGAACTTACAAACGGTTCACAAATTAAAGCTTCCGCGACTTCTGGTGATGCAGGTCGTTCGGAAGCTCTTTCTTTATTGGTTCTGGACGAGGCTGCGTTTATCGAGAACATGAAAGAACTATGGACAGGTGTATATCCTACACTTGCTACTGGTGGTCGTTGTATAGCTATCTCAACTCCTAATGGTGTAGGTAACTGGTTCCACCAAACTTACTTGGATGCAGAGACAGGAACAAACGAATTTCATCCTATTAAATTACACTGGTCAGTCCACCCAGACAGAGATCAAGCTTGGTTTGAAAGAGAAACCAAGAATATGTCTAAGAGAGAAATAGCACAAGAATATGAATGTTCTTTTAATGCTTCTGGTGAAACTGTAATTGGTGCTGAAGAATTAGAACAAATAGAAAAGAATTGTAGTGAACCAAAAATAAGAACTTATATTGATAGAAACTTGTGGATATGGAAAGAATATAATCCAAACCATTCTTACGTTCTTGTAGCTGATACTGCGAGAGGTGATGGTAAAGACAATTCTGTATTCCATCTTCTTAATTTGGATACTATGGAAATTGTCGCAGAGTATCAAGGTAAAATAACAACAGAAGATTTCGCAGAGCTTGTAGTGAATACTGGTAAAGAATATGGAAACTGTATGGTTGTTGTGGAAAACAATAACCTTGGGTTTTCGGTATTAGAAAAGATAGTAGACAAGGGTTATCCAAATGTTTACTTCTCAACAAAAGGTTCAGCAGAATTTGTTGACCAAGTAACCGCAGAGGGAACAACAAATACAGTCCCAGGTTTTACAACTTCACATAAATCAAGACCTTTAATCGTTGCGAAGATGGAAGAATTTATTAGAAACAAAAGTATTAAAATAAATTCAATAAGAACTTTCCATGAGTTAAGCACATTCATTTGGACATTTGGAAGACCACAAGCGATGCAGGGATATAACGACGATTTAGTTATGTCTTTGGCAATTGCTTGTTGGGTTAAAGATACTGTCTTCCAAACTAATCAAAGAGAGCTAGAATATAAGAAAGCGATGTTGACAGGCTTTACAAAAAGTAATACTATGTTTGATACAAAAATTCCAGGTATGCAAGGTTACAATAGGGACTTGTCTGTTTCTATACAAAAAGCAAAACAAGAATACGAACAATATTTTTGGATATATAAAGGATAACAAATGGCCGATCAAAACAAGAATAACACAAAGAACGCAGATTCAGCTTTATTTAAAAGATTAACAAAGCTTTTATCTGGTCCTATTGTTAACTATAACCAACCAGTTCAAAGTAGATATAGACGTAACCAGATGGATAAACTTGGTTCAAAGTTTACATCTGCTTCTGGTTTAGAATTTAAGAAATCAGCTTATAATCCTTATGAGAATTTCTCTTCCAAACTTATGTCAAATCAAAATCGTGCCGAAAGGTATATTGATTTTGATCAAATGGAATACATGCCAGAGATAGCATCAGCATTAGATATCTATGCCGATGAAATGACTACCTCTAACGAACTTACTCCACTAATGAGTATCAAATGTCCTAACGAAGAAATCAAATCAATTCTTCAAACCTTATATATGAAGACATTAAATCTTGATGCCAATTTATTTAATTGGTGTAGAAATATGTGTAAGTATGGAGATCACTTTGTTTATCTTGATATTGATGAACATTTAGGTATTAAATCTGCTATTGGTCTTCCATCAAGCCAAGTTGAAAGAATGGAAGGAAAAGATCCAACCAATCCAAACTACGTTCAATTCCAGTGGAACTCTGCTGGTATGACTTTTGAAAACTGGCAAGTAGCACATTTTAGAATTCTTGGAAACGACAAGCACGCTCCATATGGAACTTCTGTTTTGGATTCATCAAGAAGAATCTGGAGACAGCTTACTTTACTTGAAGATGCGATGATGGCTTATCGTATTACAAGATCGCCAGAACGTAAAGTATTTTATATTGACGTTGGAAATATTCCTCCACAAGAAATTGAACAGTTCATGCAAAGAGCTATGACTACTATGAAAAGAAATCAAATAGTCGATGCTACAACTGGTCGTGTTGACCTTCGTTATAATCCTATGTCCGTTGACGAGGATTACTTTATTCCTGTTCGTGGTGGAGTAAATAATAATAAAATTGAATCACTCCCAGGTGGACAATTTGCTTCTGCTATTGAGGACGTAAAATACTTAAGAGATAAACTTTTTGCTGCTCTTAAAGTTCCTATGTCTTATCTTATTAGAGGTGATGGAGCAAGCGAAGATAAAGCAACGCTCGCTCAAAAAGATGTTCGCTTCGCAAGAACAATTCAAAGATTACAAAGAGTTGTTGTTGGAGAGTTAGAGAAGATTGGTATAGTTCATTTATTTACTCTTGGGTATA